CGCCTGTTGCTGTCGTTGATCCATTGGGTTCGCTGCAGGGATCGTCAGGTCGGCTGTCAGTGCCGCTACGCTGGTGTTGAGCACGGCCGCGATGTCGAGCAGCTGTTGCACTGCCATCGCGCGTTCGCCGTTCTCCCAGTTGTACCAATTCCGGCTGCTGTAGTTGCCGACACGGGCTGCCGCGTCACCTGCTGACAGCCCGCTCGCTATACGTCTCTCGCGAATCCGCGCGCCCAGCTCCTTGAGCATCGGCGTTCCCGTTTTCGCGGCCCATTGACGGGCAGTACGTGCTGGCATCTGACTAGAACGGGATTTCGTCGTTCATGTCGTTGCTGACGCTACCGCCACCGGGTGACTGCGGCACCGCGATACCCGACGCCAACATCGTCTGCGTGTTGTTGCCCATTGGCCGTGATGGTTCCGCCGCCATGTCTGGCAGCATAAACGGTGCCTGGGTGTTTGGGTCCGTTGGGATACGGCCCACCAGCCCGGACGCTGCGCCGGACAGCTCATCCGCACCGTCGCCAGCCGCTCCGGTGTCGCCGGTCGCGTCGATGAAGCCCCGGAACACGAAGTTCGGCACTTTGATGTTGCCGCCGGCCTTCGATTTGATCTGTTCCGGCTTGCCGAGTTCAAACACAGGCGTCCAGTCAGCGAGGCTGTACGTCCGGCCCGCCGTCTTGCGCACCAGCTGCATCGCCTGCCTGATCTGGATGTTGCTGGTCACGGTCTGGGTCGTCAGCGTGGCCTGATGCCACTCGCCGCTGACGTACAGCATCCCGTCGATCTGGAAGCCGTCTGACCACGCGTCCTGCCCGTTCGCTCGGATCGGATAGTCCGTATAAGTCGTCGGCAACCGCTGACCCAGCGCAAGGTACGCTGCGTGTTCCTCGACCGGGGTGCTGGACTCGTCCGTCCACGCCACACGGGTCTGCCGGAACGTCGGCATAGCCGCCGCGAACAGGCTGCCCGTGATGTCTAGGTCTTGGTCGTTGGTCAGCGGCCGGCAGTACCAGCTGCCTTGGCGATACTTTAAGAACGGCGGGCGGTCGGCACTGCTGCCGGCATCGAGCCAGTCGAAATTGGGTGTGAGTTGCTGCTGTGTAGCAATATCGTTCGTCATAGCGTTTTGGTCCTTTACGTGTTTACAAAACCGTTACTCGTTTTCGGCGACAGTAAGACGGGGAAACCCGTTGCCCTGCCGCATGTACGGGCTCAGGTCGAGCCCATCCGCTTCAGCTGCTTTGCGGTCGAACGTCTCGCGTCCTTTGCTTACGCTGTAGCGAATTTTGAACCCCGGGGTCTGCGCCACCGAGGCGTCGTGGGTTTCGAGCAGCAGCCGGATTTGATCCGTGGCGCGCTCCTTGATTGCTTTGGCTTCCGCTTCTTCCAGCAGCGCCGTTGTGCGGACCCGTGCCAGGTCGTCTAGTTCGGCGATGACCGCGTCGGGCAGCGGCGGCCTGTCGTCCGCGCCATCGTCATATGCCGCAATACGCGCGACACGTTCCTGCTTGCACGTCGCTTCTAGCGGACACCCAGCGCACTCCGCGCCGCCCGCAGCCAGCCCCATGGGTTCAAGGTCCATCGGTGACTTGGCGTCATTGATCTGCTTGGCGCGTTTCAGCAGCGCGTTTTGCGCTTCTTCGTCCGGTGCAATCGGAAAGATGTTGATGTCGGCCCAGTCGCTGGCGTTCTGGTAGATTAACAAGCCGCCCAGCGGATTGCTGTGGCCCGTGCGCCGGCATATCGCCATGCCGTACTGCACCTGCGCGACGTGGCGTGCTTTGGGCAGGTTCTTCGACGCAACGCGTGGGTCGATGGATTTGATTTCCAGGTAGTACGTCTCGCCGTCGATCCGCAGGAACCCGTCTGGCGTTGCGGACGCGCCGTAGTCGTGATCCACCAGCGTTTCCTGCCGGTCGCCGATTTGTGTGAACCACAGATCTTGCTGCTTGACGATCCGGTAGTGTCGCTCGATGCGGGCAAACACGTCGCACAGCGCAGACTCCATGCCCTTACCGCGTGCGGTGTATCCGTTGCCGCCCCAGCTGCGGTCGTTGACTTTGCTGTCTTTGACCTTGCGTGGGCAGCTGTCGATTTCCGAACCGCCGACGGTCTTGCTGCGGTCGTGCTTAAACTTGGTCGGTTCGTCGATATGGTCGATTATCGCGTCGCGGAGAAAATCAGCTGATGCGGCAGTTTCGGCCAGTTCCGGCCCCATTTCGTCAGACACTCTTGCGTCTCCTCTAAGCTGCGCGCTACAGCCCAGAAGCCGCCAGCACGTTGGATGATGTCACCGACAACGCGCTGTTCGGGGGAGAGACGACCTTTTGCTGCTTTCAGTTCGATGCAGAGCAGTTGGCCGCCGTGTAGGATCGTGACGTCTGGCCAGCCCTTACGGAGACCGTGACGTTTGATCATTGCTTGCGTCTTGAACCCGCGTCGCCCTTCGTTGACGACGGAAGTCCATACAAGCGGTTCCTCCAATTCACGCTCAACAAACCGGAGCCAGTCAGCCACTTCAGTGTGGATTGCGGATTCTGATTTGCTGGTCATGGGGGAGGCGTATAATCGCTAATCTACGGGATGTAAACCATGTAAACCCGTTTTTGCTTGTATTTACTGCTGCATATGCTGTAGGACGGTCCTATAGCAACGAGGGAGCACCGCTATGCAAACCGCCAAGATTTACAAGTTTCCAGTGAGTACGCTGCGAGAAGTCGCGACGGAATTAGTCGCGCTGCACCGCGCGTCGCTGGTCCGTCAGCTGACATGGCGCGAACAGTCCCGCTACGTGCGGCTGATGCGGCAGCGCAACCGCGAGGCGCTGGCATGTTGAGCAATCGAGAAAAGCGTCTCACTACGCAGATCGCCCACGCACTGGAGCTGCCGCTGCATCAGGCGGCCCGTAAGGTCATCGGCGCGAAACGCAAATACCGCCAGAACGCAGACCGGCTGAAGATTACGTGGGAAGAATCAGCCCCAGCGACGGTGCTGTATAGCATCATGCTTTGGGATGCGATTGTAGCTGGCAACAGCCCGAAACGGTCGCAGGAATGCGCTGACGTATTAGACGCGTCGTACACCACGGCGCTGCGCCGTCTCGAAAAGGTTGTATCATGACGTTGCGCAGATTGCGGTTACGCTCGCACAACCGCCGCCCCGAGGTGACTATCACAGCCGACACGCTGAACTTTAGCGCGGCGTTCATCCAACAATACGGTCTAGCCGATAAAACGCACGCAGCATTTTTTGCCGACGAAGCGGAGCCGCTGCGCGTTTATTTCCGGTTCCTTGACGGGGCGGAAGACGACGCGTTGAAGGTCAGGCCTGCAAGTCAGTCCAAGCCTAGTCTTGGCCGGGTCGTCGCGGCGCGGCAGCTGGCCCAGCACTTCCCCGCGTTGGCGTCCGCCGAGCCTAGGACGCGGGCGCGTGTGTCGCGGTGCATGTCCAGCATGGCGTTTTATGCGGACCTTGTGCCGGGCTTCGGGTGCCTATCGGGGCGACGTGACGCGATGGGCAACATCCCGCGACACGCAACCGGGATTTATCGCTACACTGATCAAGGCGAGGCCGTCTACATCGGTCGCGGTAAAATCGCGGCGCGGCTTAAAGCGCCGGAACGTGGCGACTGGTCGTTTGATTGCGTCGAATGGACCGCTATCGGCTGCGAGCGAAGCGAAATTGCGGCGGAAGCGCACCACCTCGCCGAGTTCACTAATCAGTTCGGGCGGCTGCCCCGGTACAACCGCGTCGCTGGTTTTGCGTCCGCCGCCTTGGAGGCAGCAGCATGACCCGGCGCGCGATGCTGTACGGCACAGCGCTACTTGCCGCCGCCGCTGTCGTGTCCCACGCATGGGACGCAATGGCCCAGCAGCTGGTCACGCCGCCGGACATATACATGCCGCTGGTACAGACCGCCGACGACGACAACGTGTTCTGGTACTACGTCGCTGGGTTGTCGTCTGGGGCGAACGCTGCGTGGATCGCGCAGTCCGGC